TGTATTAATCTATATTTATTTATAAATTAAAGATTTGATAAGAAATCATTCCATAACTGGAGTTTGTGTTCTTCAAGTCTGTTTTGATCGACGAGAGTATTAATTCTCTTCTGTGTCTTTTCTGCGAGTTGTTCACGGAGAATTCCACCGTCCCATACCCACTCTTTTCCTTCCATAATTCCTGATACAAAAGCATCGGGAGCAGAAGGATCGGCAACGATATCAGCAGCAGTTGCTAACATGAAATCTTCACCAACAACTTTATGACCTTCATTTGTAGTTCTTAATGAACCAACACCACGGGAAGAAACACCAAGCATGACACCTTCACCAATAAGAGATTTTGCAATCTTACCCATTGGAGTGTCAAGAATTTGTGCTTTGCCTCTAAAATTTGTTCCTTCTTTAGTAAGAGAAACAATCTTATGGGAAACACGATCTAGGTTTACAGTAGGTCCATCAGGATGGCCAAGTTCACCTAAAGCACGTCCTTTTGAAACAAAAGATTCATTGTATCTACCAACCTCTTTCTCAAGAGTGCTCATAGGATACATTCTACCATTACGGTTTTTAATATCACCTTGAAGGAAAACTCCTTCAATATACATCTTCCTGGCAGAACCTTTGCCTTCGACGACAAATTCTACTTTTGAAATTTCTTCTGTGATGAGTTTCATATTCTTATGAGATGTTGTATGCTACTTTTACGACTTTTACTGAAGTACCTTGCGAGGCTGCTTCAAGAGTGTCGGTTGGATCTTTTTCCAATACAACACTTTCTTTAGTATCAACTGTCAAACTACCAACGGTATCTCCACCGGAAGTTTTTCTGGTTATAACCAGAGCAGCGGTATGACTGTTATGAAGTCTAACCACGGTTGCATTGTCAACATTGGAGGCAGCATTTAAATTTCCTTCTGCTGCCAGAACTTTAATAATCATTCCTCTGGTTCCTCTTCTGTGTCTAAATTGGAATCATCAAACATGGATGCACCAACTGTTGGACGAATAGTATTAATTCGTTCTGATGCTTTCGCATACAAAACATCCTTAATTTTGTCACTAATATCGGATGCAGACGAATCTGACCCGATCAAATTTACAATTTCTTCCATGAAAATTTATAATAACTATATTTTCTATTTATATCTCAGCAGCTTTGCCGTCTGCCTCGGTATATCCATTTGCATTGATGTCGGGATCTTCATCAGTGGGAACGTTACCCATCAATCCTTGCTCACCTTCTTGTGGTAAAGGTTCTCCTGTAATCGGATCTACTGCACTTGGATCTGGAATAACTCCATCTTTAATTTCTTTCTCAATTTGTTCATCCATTTCAATCTGTTCAGAATCAGTTTGACGAAGAACTTTACTGCGAACCCATTGAGTTGAATAATACTTACCAATGTAAGGTTCGATTGTTGCGAGAACACCAAGTCTCTCATTCAACATTTCAGTTTCTTTGAGTTCTGCAAACTGATTGTCATACAGGAAGTCATATTGAATGTGATCGGAAATTTTATCCCAATCTTCTGGACTTACGATATTTTTGAGAATCAGTTGAGTCTTCAGCATATCACTGAATAACTGTGCGAATCTTTTCCTTAAACGTCCAACAAACTTGGCAAATTTAAGTTCATCTCTTAAAATTTCAGAAGAACGACCAAGATTGAAACCACCATCAGCAGCAATTCTTGATTCGGGAACTCCGAGTGATCTATACAATTTCTTTTGGAAATATTCAATATCAGAAAGTTCTCCAAGATTCTGTCCACCTGGAAGAGTTGTGATTTCAGTTCCACGACCACCTTCTCTTCTAGGAAGCCAGAAGTCTTCCATCATAGACATGAACTTGCGGTCATCTCTAACTTCACCAGTGTTTGCATCATACACAAGTTTGTTACGATAACGCATCATAACATCACGAAGATATTGCTCTGCCTTTACTTTGGGAAGATTACCAACATCAATGTAGAAAATTCTACGTTCTGGTGCTCTTGATAATCTGTAAATGACAAGAGAATCCTCAATCATTCTCAACTGATTGAGAGACTTGATTGCTTTATGAAGATAAGAAAGAACATTTCCTTTATTTCTATCTACAAGACCAGAAGTACAATAAGTGATCGCATCTTTTGCAATTTTAGTACCCTTTGATCCACCACCACCTGCTAAGTTATTAGTTGGATATGCAGGTTTTGGAGTATAGAGGAAATATTCTTCAATTTCTGGAGCAATTCCATTCTTAGATTCATCTCTACTTGGAATATTTGGTCCAATAAGATTTCTATCTTTTTTCTTTTCTTGGCGGATAAACCGCATTTTCATTGGATCAATATACCTCAGTTCTTTAATTCCTTCTTGAGGATTTTTGAGATCGATTACTTTGTGATAATATAACCTACCATCAATATACCAATTTCTAAAAATTTCGTGAGATTTTTTATCAAAGTCTAAGAGTTCTTTGATATACTTAAATTCTTCTCTAATTGCCTTCTTTAACTTATCTGTTGCATTTAAGTTGGAAAGTTCGATTTCAATAGGAGAATCGTAAAGGTCACTAACAAGTGCCTCATTAACAACATCTTCTATCGCACCATCTGCTTCCGGATGGAGAGACATTTCTCTGTATCTCTTAATTAAATCAAATTCTGTTCTATATTGTCCTTCAATATCTACATACGAACCATAAAATCCACTGCTAATATAGTTATCAACCCCGTCCTCGTTATTTTCGGGGACGGGGGAAACTATAGTCTTGGATTTTTTTTCTGTATCCTCAATAGAAAAACCAAAAAGTTTTGCCATAGTATAAACTGACTAGACTGTTATTTTACTATTTAGCTAATGTCTTCACCACCAGATTGAGCACTGGATCCTTTAAATGCTTCCCAATAATGGACTTGCATCTCTACAGTAAACTCCTGAATAGTATCAGTAGTTTCATAGTTCAGATCAATAGTGGAAATATTAGTTGGGAAAATATCCCAGAACTTATAAGATCTAAGAACTGAACCATCACGATCAAACTGTTTTACAACAGCATCTTTTTGATAATCCACAGGATTTGTGAGTCCTGTTCCATCAGTCATTTTGTTGATTGAATTCATCCATTTTTCCATTGCGGAACGAATGGAGAAATCAACATCATTGATAACAGTGATCGTCCATGTTTCAAAAGTTCTGTCTCCGGCAACTTTCAGAATACGACCTCTGAAAGGAATATCAATGTTAGCAATCGTAGAGGCAGGCAGTGCCGCTGCCTTTACGAGAAATCTAGATTTTTGGAGAACATCATTATCAATAGCAACAGCACTTGGGAATGCTAATTCAACTTCAAATAGATTGGGTCTTGCACCACCACCAGTTAATTTACTTTTAAAATCACTGATTGTTCTTACTGGTGAGGTATTACGTTGTTGGCGACTAGGCATTTTTCTTTAAACCTCTAAATTAAACGTTACCGATTACTTCTTCAAATGAAACACCAGTTCTGGTGGCAACAAATGTAAGACCAATGAAGTTGATTGATCTTGCAGGTTTGATGAAGATTTCTGCCACAAACTCATTATTATCTATAACTGCGGCAGTATTGTTTGTTTCGTCGCAGATGACGACATAATCTTGAATACCTCGTTTTGCCTGAACATCACGGAGGAATGGTTCAACAATATTTACAAAATTGGTTCTTGTAATCTCATCATTGAACTCAAAAAGTTGATCTCTTGCGGCAGCAGAGATTGAATCTTCAAGGAAGATAAACAATCTACGAACGTTAATACGATCAAATGCCGATGCCTTAGCAAGTCCAGTCTTATCACCGAAGAGTGTAATACCACCACCAGGTGAAACAATAACTGGATTGATTCTATTTGAATAAAGTCTATCTCTTTGCGTTTGAGAAGGATTGTAAGTCAGTTTTACTGCATTAAGAATTGCACCTCTCGTAGTTCCGGCAGGTGAGAACCATGGGAAGTTATCAATATCATTGCGAGCACAAAGACCAGCAATGTCTCCATTTAATGGAACATAACGGAATGTGTTTGCAAATCTATCATACATGTACTTATATCCACTATCAAAGATTGCATAAGAAGATGAAGTTACTGGTGCAAAGAAATTTAATACATTTTGTGTAATAGTTTCATCATCATTAACTGTTACATCTCCAACACCTGTTTCTGTGAGGAATGCTTTTCTGTATGGTGAAATGAATGCTAGTGCGTCCTTTCTCGTATCAGCAACTGCAATTAATTGATTTGCAAGTGCTTGTGCTTGAGATTCTGCATAATTAGCAGATCCCATCATTAGGAAATCTACCTTAAAGTTTTCTGTATTTTCAAATAAAGTGTATCCTGAGACCAGTTTGCTTAAATCTACAGAAAGTGCATTATTACTAGTAATTGTCGAACCACCGTCATAATTTTTACCTCCAGATAGAACTCCATCGAATTTACCAATAGTATTGAAGATAATTCCTTCTGCATTTTGGTCCCAATTTGCTCCAGTCACTGGAGTATATCCACCAGCAGCAAATCCGGTTTTTTCAGTTCCAGATGGTTCATCACCACCAAAAACAAATGCTGAATTTGTTTTCAGATAAGATCTCCAATAAGAAGGTGATCCTGCAGAGAATTCTGCATCTTTTGCTTTGGAAAGACTGAGATGTTTTTCGAGAATTGTTCCAGCATTTCCGGTAACTTTACCTTCACCATCAATAATTACAACATGAACTTCATCAAATCTTGCTCCTCTATCAGTAGCATATTGTGAGGTTCCAGGACTATCTGAAATAGTGTTCCAAGGTTGAGTGGTGACCTCAGTTGATCCACCAACTACTGCTTTAGAAATTGCAATTGTTTGTTGTGAGAACCAGTCTTTGACTGCTGTTGGAGTTTGTTCTGTAGTGCTTCCATTATTAAATCCGGTGACTAAAATATTTTCAGTACCGATATCTAAAATACCACCAGTATTAACTTTTGCACTAAGATCTGCTGTAGTCGTTATTCCAATATTAGTTTCAGTAGCACTGAGTTCGGTGGTTACTGTTCCAACACTAGCATTCTTTTTAAGATATTTGACTGTAGCACCATCAGTATGGATGCCTCCTGATGTATTGACCTGAGCTCTTGTCACTCCGGTAATTTGACCTACTCCGATAGTCGCACCACTAAGAGAAATGATTTCATTTCCTATTGATAAGAAATCGTTTGCAGTAACAGTAATATTTGCAGTCGCAATACCAATAGTAGTTGCAGTAGCACTTAATGACGATCCACCTGGCATATCAAGAGTTACTGAACTCTCTAAGAAATATGAATCAATAGATGCTCCTGCAGCATGTGTGGTAGCAGTAGAAACAAGTGCACCTCTAGTGCCATTTGCAGAAGTTGTTCCCGCACCTGCACCAACAAATAGTGTTGCAACACCATTTGAGAACTTGTAATTTCCACCGTTTTGATAATCTTTAGCAGTTTCAGTATTTCCTGAAGATACATGAGAGAGGAATTTTACTGATACATCAGTTCCATCAATCTCTGTAACAATTCCTTTAAAGTATCCATCAAGTTCAGTAGTGCTTCCAGGACCAGGAACTATAATTCCTGCAGCTGATTGAGACACACCCAAACCAACTGTTATTCCGGATGTACTCGCAACACTAATAATTTGATCTGCTCTTCCATCGATAATACCAATTCTGATTCCATCTGCCCAAGATCCTGGATTCTTGGCAACAAATGTTTTATTGGTAATTACGTTTTCATCGTATTGAAGTTGTTCGTAATGTTCAATACTCTTAATTTTGATTGAACTTCCTGAACCCACATAAGCATTCTGAAGTTGATCATCGTCTGCTCTGACGACTCTCATTTGAGCACCATATGCCAGATAAGAAGAAGCAGTGAGCCAATGCTCATAGTGCTTATCATTACCGTATGGTTTTCCAAAATTATCAAGTAAACCTTTTTCCGATCCTACTACTGTTGGAAGTTCAACAGGTCCTTGTGCAAAAGGAGCGACAAGGCCACCAACCTTTGCAGAAGATGGATCAACTCTTCCTACAGTAAGGTCAACTTCCCTTACTTTAATTCCAGGAGATGCTAAATTTAATGGCATCTTGTTTGTCCTCGCAATCCAAATTTATCTAAAAATATTTATGGAAAGGTGTATTTTCAGTGGGGAAACTGTGCGTGATACTTACCAATCAGGATATTCCCATCCAACTATCCTTTTCTTTTTATTTTTATTAACTCTTTTCTTTGTGCATAGTTTACATTCATAAGAATATGCTGATGCTAATGTCCCTCTATCTTTTCTAGTAAGATAAAAGTCATCAAGTAAACTTTTAACTTCTCCACATACTCTACATTTACGATCAAAGAATAGCAGATGCTCTAGTTCAACTTGATCGTCAAAATCCATTACCTATAATCCCACATATAAGAACGGTCACCATATTCATCGGAATACCATCTATCACCATCATTATCTACAAAGGTAGTTTCATCATTAAATCCATCAGAGATAAATCCAAATGGTGCCATATCCTGTTCTATTTGATTTTTTTGCTCTTCATAAATTCTTTTACGAATATCAGTTTCAGTCATCTCCTTAAAATAGTCTTGTGCAACTAACCATGCAAAAAGAACAAGACACATTGCAAGGTCATCATTACATCCTTCCTCTGCTTCAAAAGAATTATGTCTTTGAGCAAAAGTCGTTAGTTCTGAAATAATTTCATAGTCTAGAGTAAGTAATTTAAATTCTTCAATGAGAGTTTTTAAGTTGGAGCATCCAAGTTTTTTGACGGCAGATGTTGTCCTAACTCCAAGTTGAGTTTTACTTCCAGAAAATCCCTGACCGACAACTTGTCCATTTCTCCCTCTCATCGATGACATAAGAATATTTTCATATTCCAAATCATAATGAAGAATACTTGCTACTTGATCTCCAATATCATTAACTTCTACTAATAACCAAGCATTATTATATCCTTTCGCAACATCTAAAATGATGTTAGGAAATAACATGGGTTTAATTTCATTATTTCTATATTTTGCAACTACCTTGTAGGGGAATTCTGTAATATCAAATACGATAAATGCAGAATAATCGTTGCCCAACCCACGAGCAACATCAATGGTAAGTAAGTAGTTGTGGTCTTTTTGCGCTTCTTCGTAAACATCTAAACCCGCATTTCTCTGTATGGGATTTTCATATACTAGGCTTTTGAGAATTGTTGGATTTATAAGGGTATTGACAGAACCAAGAAACTCACACTCGAACTCAACTCTGAATTGCTGTTCTGATGTATTAGCAATCGTCTGTTCTTTCCATACTTCATCTCTTCCAGGAACCTCGGACCAATGAACATCAGTCGGAACGTATTCATTTTTACCTCTCTCTGCGTCATGCCACATACGGTAGAAATGATTCATACCGTGTGGAGTGGATACGATAATTACTTTGGTGTTTTGACCAGAAGTAATAGTAGGATAAACAGAGGCAAAGAACGAGTCAGCAACGTGGTTTGGGACGAATGCGAACTCGTCGAGAAAGAGGATGTTAAACGACATACCTCGGACAGCACTAGCAGACGTAGATGCTGCCAATATTTTACTGCCATTTTCCAACTCCATTGAACCTTTATTCCAGGATATGATACCCTGTTGCATCCATTTAGGCAAGTTCTCATAAGCAGTTTGTAATCTGCTTAAAAGTTCTCTTGCAGTTGCTGCTTTGTTTGCCAAAATACCAATATTTACACTGTCGTTAAAAACGGCATAATGTAAAAGATATGACACCACTGTAGTAGATTTACCAGTTTGTCGTGGCATCTTACAGATATTAAATCTGTTATTATGAAAATTATGAATTAGTTTTTCTTGGAAGTCATATGGATGAAACTGTGTCAGACCTTCATCAAGAGAAACAATCTTAATGTAGTTATTAGCAAAATACACCGGATCTTCTTTACATCTGAGAAACTCAATGACTTGCTCCTCAGTGAATTGGATCGGTGTATTTGCTTTTTTTAGATTAGGATTACCAAGATATACTTCACTCATAAACTATCAGCAGTTCCACGCCCTCAGAGATTTGTTGATTCTGCTATCAGGATCGTTAGCAGTTTTGCTACTAGTTAGTTTCTTTTTCATTCCCTTCATTCTCGCACAAAAGCTCTTTCTACGAGGGTTCCCAACTTTCTTTGAAGGTCTCTTAAGATCGCTTCCTGGGTTCTCACGTTCATACGACTTCCTGCCTTTTTCATTTAATCCTCCAGATTGATTTTTACCAGACTTTTTTGTCCATGCTGCTCCTTCCTGAACTTCAGTTTCTTCGTTCTTGGGAACGCAATTAGGAACCATTCTACCACCTTTTTTCTTCATACCAACTTGCTTATGGGTATCCCAGCAAGGATCTTTTTTCTCTTCTAGTTCTGATCTCCAATCAGATTGTTCAAATCTTACTTTTGGTTTTACTTTTTTCTTACCATCAGCAGATGGAACAAATGATCCAGTTTCAGGAGACTTCATATCTACACTATCAACATCACCATCAACATCAGCATCAACTCTTTGAGTTGCTTTTATTGAAAGTTTTTTGAGATTACCACCACCAATCTTAGATTCTTTTTCTTCATTCATTTTCTCACGTTTTGCCTTTGCCTTGGCAAGCAATCTTTCTTTAGCAGCATCCTGTTCTTTTTTGGGGATAGCAGTAACGGCACCAACTTTCTGATCTATATCTCCAGGTGCATATCCTTCTTTCTTTACACAGTTATTATAGGTCTTACCAAACATCTTTTTGGTGCCTTTCTTCTCATATCCAGGCCAGCACTTCTGTGCTTTCTTCTCTTCAAGTGTTTCACCCTTCAGTGGTTCTGGTTTGATGAGATCAATAAATTCATATTCAGTTGCTTTGAAGTCATCTCTCCAGTTTGATAATTCATATGACTCTTTCTTAGTGCTGTTACCCCAGTTGGCAGCACCAACCTTACGGCACTTAACTAGAGCACCTGAGGCATATGCAGAAGGCCAGACAGAATAACGTGACTTGACCTTATGATAGCAGGCATCTTTGGTGCCACTACCTTTGCCTTTCTTATCCTTTCCTTCGATAATTTCTACTTCTTCTTTTTTCATTTTCTTTTTGTCAGTAGCAACGTAAGTTGGTTTTGCAGCACCAGATTTTTGTTGTTGACCCGGATCTGCTGCTTTCTTTCTTCTTTGAGCAGAAAGTCTTTCTTTTTCACTCATGCTTGCTCTTTTTGCTGAAGAGACACACTTTGGTGTTCCCTCTCCTGGTTCATCACTTGCACAGGTTCCACCTGTTACAACATTGACCCATCCACCTTTACCATCTTTTGATTTGGATCCCTT